CATGTAAAAGCAAAAGCAGCTGATATTGTAGTTAAAGGCGTTAAGCCTCAATTTGTGTATGATTATTTAAATGATATTTTCTCAGATAAATACGGCATAGGCAATTATGAAACATTCACGCATATTGATGTAAGAGATAAAAAAGCCAGATGGTAAAAAAGACTTGAAATAATATTACAAATTTGTTACTTTTGTTTAAAATTAAACGGAGGTGATTAAATGACAGGTTTTGAAATTGTTGGAATTATGGGGACTACTGGTTTTGTCGTAAGTGAAATTATAGGGCTTATTCCTGAAAAATATGTTAAACAATCTGGTGTATTAAGCGTAATACTCGATACTGCAAAGGCGTTAACAAAGTTTAGGAGATAATTTTTTTGTCTGATAAGGTTATAATTTCACTTATTGTTTTTCTTTTCTCTTGCGGGTTTGGGCTGTTCATCTATTTTATGAAAAAATATTTTGACCTGGTGAAAGAACACCTTGAGTCATTGTTCAATCCGCTTAGAGAATTGTTAAGGCAGAATGCAAAGGCAACACAAAATTTGTGTGATAGGCTTATGGAAATTGAAAAAACATATCCTCAAAAGTTTGTCCACCTTAACCGGCAAGAACCACGCTGCCAGAAAAACGAAAAGATGTTATTTAGGCATGATTCAGACATCAAGGTTTTAAAAGAAAAAACTTCTGGCTTTTTTTCAAAAAACTAAGCTGCACCAATAAATAAAACCGGGGCAGTAAAACATAAAATAATTATCCCAGACATACACAAAAAATAAAACCCATCGATTAAAAACAATTCATATAACATAAAAAAACCTCCGTATTTATACGAAGGTTAAAGCACTTGACTTTTTAGGTCAATTGTTTTATTGTCTATATACTCCTTTTAAGTTGTTTCTTATCTCCTGTGGGCCGGGTTAAAATCCGGCCTTTTCTTTTATTTATCCATGTTTCTTTTTTGCCATGTTTCATTGACAAATTTGACAGCACTTTCAGGGAAAACCCAACTCCTTCCAATTTTCCGGCAGCCGACGTTTGAAGAAATTACATCTATTTTTGTTTTCAGCCAGTTATAATTTCGGCCTGTTTCCTCCGCCAGCTCGGCGAGAGTGTATTCTTTTATTATTGTTTGCATTATTTTATATCCTTTTTAAACTCCGTTAAAATAAATTCCGTTAAAACACCTTCTTTGAAAAATTTTCCGTCAGCTCAAGATCATTTTCCTATGATCCCTTTTCTTTTCTTCAGCACTACATCTCTGGTCTTGATACAATCTGATTTATGTTTCTTTGTATGCCTGTAATATAGATTGAACCATAACCAGCTATTGAAGAATTTTGCAGCCAGGCTTTTTAGTTTAGCAAGCATTAGCATAAAACTCGTTACAGCATGAGCTTATAATTTCTTGCAAATTCCAAATATGATTATCAGGGATTCTAAAAATTGGATTAAAATAATGATCTATTGTAAAACCAATTGTATTATTTTCCTCCGCAAGAATAGCAGATATAGGATATTCAAACTCAATATCAAATGAGTATCCAATTACAGTCTTAAAAATATCGATATTCTGTGACTGAATTAACTCTTTTTGTTTACGTTGTTCTTTTGCCTCTTTAGATTCAAAATTAACCACAAAAGACTCTTCTGCTGTTAGTTCTGATTTGCTCATTTTAAACTCCGTTGTTTTAGTTTTTATCAATAAAACCCATAAAATGTTTATAGGCTTTATTTGTAGCCGGATAAACTCCGGCTTATTTTGTTAATCTTGAGTTCTAATAGGCATAATCATATACTGGAATAGCCTATCAGGTGTTTCAAACATTAAGTGCTGACGGTTATCTTTGTAATATACTGACCATTCAGAGGATAAATCTTTAATGTTTTTAACTAACTCAAAATTGAAAACACAATTTGTTTCTAATATCAAATTGCATATTTGGTATGCAAAAGTTGTTGAATCCTTAGAATCTATTGTGATTTTTGTTTTTTGATACTCGTATGACATATCTATAAAACTTTGAATGTCGGGGTAATTACAATCTAAATCTTCTTTTACAAGAAAATACTCTTTAGTAGATTTTTTTATAAAACTGTAAAACCCATTTTCAAGATCGTTTAAAATATCATGATCTAATCTTGCCAGTTGTTTTCCGTCACTGGCGGTGATTTTATCATTATTTTTATAAAAGTATCTCATATAAGGCTGATAGCTTTTTTCTTGTAACATTTTGTTCATAGCTATTAACTTATCAATCAACCCTTGATAATTCTGTGTAATTTTTAAGCTTGTATTCATTTTTTCTCCTTAAAATAAATTCCGTTATAAGCAAAACATTATTACAATAAAAACATATGCCATAGGCATACATGCAATAATACAAATTAATTCCGCTATGTCTATTTTTTCGGTCTTTGATGGTTTGTCTGTTAGATATTTGTAGTCCATTTTTATTCCTTTCTTGCCGGGTTATCCCGGCTTGATTATATTTTATTTTTAGCCCTTAACACTGGACACATAGAATATTTTCCGCAAGGATAAAAAAATTCTGAATCCTCTGATCTATGTATTTTAGCTTTTTTTTCTTCATGGCTGTCTGGATCAATGAAGAAAACTGTTTTATCAGTTCTCCTTGTAACCTGTATTTCAGATATTAGACTGGCGTCACATATCCATCTATGCTTGTATGTTGAACCTGGTTGGAATTTTTCCATTTTAAACTCCGTTTTAAATTCCGTTGTCAAACAAAAAAAGCCACACAGAACAAATCTGCATGGCTTAAATATTATATTTCTACTAGCTGCCAGCCTTCTTTGGCTGTAACTGATATTATTTTTCCGTTAGGGAGCTCTTTTTTTTCCCTAACGTCGTTGTGGAAAACATACACGGAAGGAACTTGTCCTGAAAATCCGTTTTCCACTTTTGAGCAGGCATCCATGAAACCTGCATTTTTGGCAAGTTCAGCCAGCAATACAGGTATTGGCGAGCAAAAGACAACATCATCTTTTGAAAGTTCTTTTGCTCTTGCCTTTATTTCTTCCAAAGTCCAGCCGTCAGCCGGAACTTTGTAAAATTCCCAGCTGTTAAACTGGGAATTAAGGATTTTTTCTTGTTCTGGCAGAAGGTTGTGTTGTTCGTTGATAATTACTCTTACCATAATACCTCCGTTAATTATTGATTGCATTAAGCGGAACTGTGTATATAATTCCGCTATTATTGATTTGTTTTACAATATTGCCTAATTGAGTATCGGTAACATGATCATTATAGGCAATACCTATTATTTTTGTTTTTTCCGGAATTATCCAATATTCCGGTCTTCCTTCATTAACCCACTGATCTGTGTTATCAGCGGTAGCCTTTCTTGTGCCGTCGCTGTTAATTTCAGACCAGCAGTCATATGAAAATGACTCTTCTGGAGTTCCTTCTACAATAATACCGATTACAGGCTTATTGTAGTTCCTGATTAATTGTCTTGCTCCAAGGTCAGAAAAACAAACTTGACCTTGAATAGCCATAAAATCAGAAATCTTAGGGATTCCGTTATTACAAATATGAATATATTGTCCATATTTGTTTGGTAAATCTCCTGAAATTTTATAAAAAACAGGAAAATACTCATCAAAAGAGTTATAGCTCAACTCTTCTGACATAATTCTATTTTTTTTATTGTTCAGCTTATGCCATGCAGCCGAACAAATATCTAAACAGCTATCTTCTGATACAGATAATTCTGTATCATAGAAAAGATTATATTTTTTCCTTAGATAGCTATTTATATCCATTTTTTACCTCCTTTTTTGTTTCTGTTAAGTATACATTAACACTAATATAAGAACTAAGTCAACAACTATTTTAAAATAATTTAAAAATATTTATACCTATTATATAGGAAATTATTTTATAAAAAAATAAAAATAATTGTTTTTTTTGCTTGACTTAGTGCCGTTAATGGTGTTATTGTGTAATTAAGAGATGAGGAAAGCTAACTTAAAACTAAGGAGATTAAAATGGAACTAACAGAAATGAAAACAAGAATTGAATCTCTGATAGACGAGATTATTGAAAGAAACTTAAGCGGTCTAAATGATGGCTTTAACTTTAACAATCTTACAGCAATGTTGACTGTTGTTGAAAACCAATTAGCCGGCAAAACATCTGCCGGATATGAAATTAAATATGGCGGGAAGGTATTTTATGCAAATTATCCTCATGCCAAAGAAGAAGTGCTAAGGTTCTTCCCTAGCATGATTAAAGCCTATGAAGTGGTAGTTTAAAATAAATGCCGATCCGGCGGGTTGAAATAACCCTTTACAAAACCTTACAAAATTGTTACATTAAGGCTGTCAGAAATGGCAGTCTTTTTTTTGTTTTATATTTAGTTAATTGGCTAATTTAGGAAATGTGAATGGCAAAACGTGGCAGACCTCGGAAAGATCAAAATATAGATATTGAGCAGGTTAGAAAACTAGCTGAAAAGGGCTGGACTGATGCTGAAATGTCTGATTTTTTCGGTGTTACCCGCACAACTTGGCATAATTGGAAAAAAGAAAATACTGATTTTTTTAACACCTTAAAAGATTGGAAAGATAAGGCTGATCGGAAAGTTGAGCGTTCTCTTTATGAGCGGGCCACTGGTTATAAATGTATAGAGACTAAGGTTTTTAATATAGACGGCAATATGAAAGGGTTGGATATTATAAAGTCTTATCCACCAGACACTACGGCCTGTATGGCGTGGCTTAATAATAGAAAGCCTGAAGACTGGAGATATAAAAAAGATAAAGATGACAACCTCCTTGATGATAAAAATTCTAATATCAATATAAAAATAGAGCTTGAAGATGGCAGACAACAGGATAATTAAAGCAACCATACCACAGGGCAAGTTTCTTGCAATGCCGCAGAAGTTTAAAGCTTTTGTTGCTGGTTACGGTAGCGGAAAATCTTATGTTGCTTGTATGTCATCTTGCATTAATTATGCCAAATTTCCTAAGGTAAACCAGGGTTATTTTGCACCTTCTTACCCTCAGATTAGAGATATATTTTATCCGACAATCGAAGAGGTTGCGGAACGGTTTGGCTTTAATGCGGCTATTAAGTTTGGGAATAAAGAGGTTGATCTGTATTCAGGTAAGCGTTATCTAGGAACGACTCTTTGTAGATCTATGGATAAACCAGAAAGCATTGTAGGGTTTAAAATCGGCCACGCTGTTATTGATGAACTTGATACCTTGCCGACTGAAAAAGCGGAAAATTCATGGCGAAAAATTATAGCTCGCATGAGATACCAAGTTGACGGATTAAGGAATGGAATTGACGTTGCGACAACTCCTGAAGGCTTTAAATTTACTCACAAAATGTTTGTTGAATTGCTTGAGGAAAAGCCAGAGCTTAAAAACAATTATGGATTATTGCACGCTTCCACATACGATAATGAAAAGAACTTGCCTTCTGATTATATACCGAGTTTGCTTGAAGCTTACCCAGAACAATTAATATCAGCCTATTTAAACGGTCAGTTTGTTAACTTGCAGGCAGGCACGGTTTTTTATAATTATGATCGTGAAAAGTGCAGATCAGATGAAAAGATAAAACCTGGCGAGCCGCTTTATATTGGGATGGATTTTAACGTTCAGCACATGGCAGCTACTGTTTACGTACAGCGTAAAGAAAAAGATAAAACAGTTTGGCACGCCGTTGAAGAGGTTAAAGAGGTTTTTGACACGCCAGACATGATAAGAATTTTACAGGAGCGTTATCAATCGGGAGACAAGAAACACTCAATTACTGTTTACCCTGACGCTTCAGGCGGTAGTAGAAAGAGTGTTGACGCTTCAACTTCTGACCTTTCACTTTTAAGACAAAATAGGTTTAGAGTTATTGTAAATAACCGGAATCCTTTTGTTAAAGACAGGCTTCTCTCTATGAATAAAGCTCTTGAATCTGGTCTTGTAAAGATAAATCCTGCTACAGCTCCGACAACATCTAAGTGTCTTGAAAAACAGGCTTATGATCAGAACGGTGAACCTGATAAAAAGAGTGGATTCGATCATCAGAACGACGCGACAACTTATCCGATAGCGTATGAAATGCCAGTAAAAAAACCACTTATAGACATGAACTTTAAATTTTCAGCTTAACAGGTGTAAAATGGGCGAAGTTTTAAATATTGAAGAATATAAAGACCACGTAACATTGTATGATATAAACGGAGCAGCTCACGTTGTACCTGTAGCCTTTTTCTTAGAGGTTAGAGACGGTAAACGAGACATAACAGAGCTTGAAAACTACAAAAATATAATGCCGTCTATAATTGAAGAATGGCTTGGGGGTTTATATGGCGATTAATACAGAACATCCAGAACATTTTAGATATAAAAAATTAGTTGAACTTGTCCGGGATTGTATCGCCGGAGAGGCCGAAATTAAAAGGAAAACTACAAAATATTTGCCAGAGTTTGAGTTTGAGAAAGAGGATTCAAGCCGATATCAAACTTATATTGATAGGGCAGTTTTTGACAATATTACAGGCCGAACTCTTGCAGGATTTTCAGGCTCTATATTTAGAAATCAGCCTAAAAACGTTTTGCCACCGGAGCTTAAATATTTGCTGGAAAATGCTAACGGTGAGGGGCTTGGGTTAGCTGAGTTGGAGCAGTTTTCTTGTGAGGAGACTATGACAGCAGGAACAATAGGCTTTCTGGTCGAATACCCCATGATTGATCTGCAGATTGATGCTGAAACAGAGCAGATACTTAACCCGCAGGCGCATTTAAAGCCTTATATATTTGAGTCTATCCTAAACTATAAAACCTCTATAATTAACGGTAAAACAGTATTATCTCAGGTTGTCTTGCACGAAAAAAGAGAAATTGAAATTACAGAATTTGAGACTGATTATGAGGATATGTATAGAGTGTTAAGGCTTGACGAAAACGGATATTATAACCAACAGGTTTATGATGATTCACATAAGCCTATTACTGAGCCTATTTATCCCAGGAAAGTTGGTCAGGAATTATTCGATTATATCCCGTTTGTTTTTATCGGGGCCTCAAACAATATTTTCAGGTATGACAAGCCTATGCTGTATGATATAGGCACGCTTAATATAGCCCATTTTCGCAACTCTGCTGACTATGAAGAAAACCTTTTTATGCACGGTCAGCTCACAATCGGCATTAGTACATCGCTTGACAACCAGGCATACAAGGAAGCTAATCCTGACGGGTTAATGTGGGGCGCAAGATCTGCAACTTTTTTAGGCGAAAATGGTAATTTTGTAACAGCTTCAGTTCCTGAGAATAACGGTCTTGAAAAAGCCATGCAGCGTAAAGAGGAAAGAATGGTTGCAATCGGGGCAAAGCTGATAATGCAGAACGCAGACAACGAGACAGCAGAAGCGGCAAGGATAAGAAATAGCTCCGAGACTTCAAACCTTACAACTATTGTTAATAATAATACAGCCGGATTTAAAAAGCTTTTGACATATTGTACAGATTTTATGGGCGGCAACCCTGATGCAATAGAAATACAGCTTAATAAAGAATTTTACCCTGAAACCATGACAGCTCAGGAAGCTGCTGTAATGATGCAGCTTGTTGACCGAGGGACAATCTCAGAGGCTGATATGAGATCTAAACTAAGAAAAGTCAACTGGCTTGATTCCGATAGAACTGATGAGGATATTGAAGAAGATGCAGAGAATGATATTAACAATTCATTGCTAGGCAATACAAATGATAACCGAAATATGGCTTGAAATAGACGAACTCAAAGCTAGAGTTAGAAAAATAAAAGATCAATCAGGATTAAGAAATGTGATTCAAAAAGACTTGAACATGATATTTATTTTGAGGTTGAGGGTGATTAATGTCTAATTTAATATATCTTCAAAACTCGCTAACAAAGCACCAGTTATTTCTTCAAAGATATGGCGGCGGTTGGTGGAAAGCAAATAAAGATATTATTGAAGAGGTTGCAGAGTCTATTCAAGCAAGGGTGGCTATTTCTGGATTATCTCAAGACAGGATTGAAATTCTCGCCTTGTTATTTTCTCAATTAGATAATTTGCTAAATGACAAAATAAATGTTATAAAAAATAATATAAGGGGCAAAGTTCCAGAGTTATCCGCTTATGAAGCAGGATTCACACAGAGATTGATGGGTAATGCGGTTGAATCCAGTGTAGTTTTTAAGGGTTTACAGACAAGCTTTTTTGATACGTTCTTTGAAAATGAACCTCTTAAAATGGTTGTTGGTGATGATGTAAGAGAGAGAACTTTAGATCAACTTTTTGATCAATTTACAAAAACGGCACAAAAAGAGGTTAGGTCTAAAATCTTTTCAAGCCTGGCAATGGGTGACACCACGCCAGGCATTGCCAAAGCTGTTTCAGATATGGTTGGAACAAGGACTAAAAGACAAGCTGAAACACTTGTCAGAACTGCTGCAAACCACGTTGGTAATGCTACAAGAGCAAAGTTTTTTGAAGCCAATGACGATGTTTTGCAGGGTTATCTTTATTCGGCAACACTTGACAACCGCACAACTATTTTGTGTGCAAGTAGAGATGGAAAGCGAATCCCTGAAAATGAAGATTGGTCAGTTCCAGCTCATTTTGGATGCAGAAGTGTTCATGTACCTGACGTTAAAGACGAATATAAGATATTTAAAGACGGCGGTAAAAGAGCAAGCCAGTTCGGGCAAGTATCAGGAAAACTAACTTATTCCGGTTTTTTAAGGCGACAAAGCAAGGCTTTTCAAAATGAGGTTTTAGGGCCAAAAAGAGCGCAATTATTCAGATCAGGCAAGTTGACGCTTGATAAATTTGTAAACGATGACGGAGTTCTTTATACGCTTGAGGAATTAAGCAGGCTTGAAGATATAACGATTAATTAATGCGGTAGAGCCGCAAAACATCCCGGAGGGAATAATGGCTTTAAAATATGAAGTAACAGACATTAACGAAGTAGATGAAAACCAGCGTGATTTTTATGAGGAAAAAGATGGGAAATTTCTTCTTAAAGTTGAAGGAATACCTGAGCCAGACACAGGCAATATTGAAGGGCTAAAAAACAAAGCAAATGAGCTTTTGGCCGAAAAGAAGAAAGAGCAGGAAAAAAGAAAAGAGCTTGAAAGGCGACTGGCAGAGCTTGAAAATAAGCCAACCGAAAAAGGCGACGACAAAAAAATTGATGATATTCTTGCACAGCTTGAAGACGCAAAGAATAAGCTCGCTGAAAAAGACAATGTTATAAATGAAATGAATCAGTCAAGAACAAAAGAAAAACTAAGAAGCATGGCAAGAGAAGAAGCCGGAAAACTAACCAAAGATGTTTCAAGGCTTGAGCTTTTAGCCGAAAAAATAGAGTCAAGGCTTTATTATGAAGATGGCAACCTAACAGTATTGGACGAAAACGGCAAACCGACAATATCGCCAGTGGCGGATCTTTCAAGGTCGATTGCTGCAAAATATCCTTTCCTAGTAGATGGAAAAGGAGCAAGCGGGGGCGGTGCTTCCGGTAATTCTGGCAGTGCCAGCGGTGCAACACCTAAATTAAGTGAGCTGACAGACATTGAATTGATTAAGCTCAAAAGAGAGGATCCAGACTCTTACAGTCGGGTCATAAACGAAAACAAATAAGAACGAGGTATAAAATATGGCACTTGTACAGCTAAGTGATATTATTGATGTAACAATCTTCCAGGATCTTCCGGCAGTAGACTCCCCAAAAAAGACTGCTTTTTTTGAATCAGGAGCGGTAATTAGAAACGGTATGCTTGACGGTTTTGCAAATAGCCCAGGTAAAACTGGTGAGCTTCCATTCTGGAAAGATGTTGACGGATCCGAAGAGGTTAACTACTCAACTGATACCACAGACACCGCAACACCAAAAAAGATTATTCAGGGTGAGCAGATTTACAGAAAAGCTTTTGTAAACCAGGGATGGTCAGAATCAGATCTTGCCGCAGAGCTTGCGATGGGTGGAACTGCAATGAGACGAATTAGGGCAAGAGCTGACTCTTATTTTTTAAGACAGTGGCAGCGAAGACTTATTGCCACTTCCAACGGTATTCTTGCGGATAACGTGGCAAACGATTCTGGAGATATGGTTATTGACGTAGCAGCCGAAGCTATTGCAAGCCAGACTTCAAGCACTCTTTTCAACCGTGATGCTTTTACAGAAGCGGTCTACACCATGGGCGATGCTTCAGATCAGCTTACCACAATAGCTGTTCACTCGGCAGTCATGAAACAGATGGTCAAGAATGACGACATTGATTATATCCCTGACTCAAACGGTCAGCTTACAATACCAACTTATATGGGCTTGCGTGTTGTTGTTGACGATGGACTTACTGTAACAGCCGGAACAACTGACGGCTTTAAATACACATCGGTTATTTTCGGAAACGGTGCATTCGGTTACGGCGAAGGAACGCATCCCAACCCTGTTGAAGTAGAGCGTGAAGCCTCCCAGGGTAACGGTGGCGGTATAGAGAAACTATGGGTAAGGAAAACATGGATTCTTCATCCGTTCGGCTTCCAGAATACTGGGACACCAGCCACCAACGGTTTTTCATATACTCTTGCAGAGCTTGCCGCTGCTACAGCATGGGACAGAGTGATTGAAAGAAAGAATGTCCCACTTTCCTTCCTTATAACAAACTAAAGATCATAGGGGAGTTTATGCTCCCCTATTATGAGGTGAGCATGACAGAAGAAGAAAAAGAAACAATAGAAAAGCCTAAAGCGGTTAAGAAGAAGTATAATAAAGACGGTCTAATACCAGGGCAGCAAGTCAAAGAAGATGATTATATAAAAATAATCAACGAACAAAGGCGTAAAAAAATGGCTAAAAAATATGCAAAGCCTAACAGCAGGATATATCAAGGCTGGAAGCGTCAGCAGGAGCGCAAAAAGCGTGATTTTATAAACTTTTATCCGCAAGATGTGCCGAAAGACGAATCCGATGCCTTGATCCGCTTCTACAAATCCGGCAACGGAGACAACTGGAACGATAATACAGGTTGGCTAACTGATCCGGTTGTTGGGAATTGGGCAGGGATTACTGTTGAAAATGGTCATGTTACTGGGATTTTTTTGATTAATGATGTTAATGTGACAACAGATATCAAACATCTTAAACCGTTAATAAAGCTACATGTTATTCAGTTGTATGGTACTGGTTGTTATGGTGATTTATCTTTGATTACTCATTTTAACGAAATAGAAAGAATTCATTTCGGAAATTTATACGGTGTTCATGGCGACATTATTGCATTGAAAGATAAAGGCCAATTACAAGAGCTGTTTTTAAATAACACCTCGGTTACTGGCGACATTATTAATCTAAATAGTGTGAATAGCTTACAAGTAATTAATTTTTTTAACACAAATATTTCCGGGTGTATAAATGATATATTTAATGTCAGTAATATTACCCTTTTTTCTGTTTCGAGCACTGACGTTACTGGAGATGTGAAAATTATACAGAGAATGCCGAGTCTGCAAGGCACTGGACAGTATCAAGGTGTTAGATTAGAAGATACAAATATATCAACTTATACACAAGGCACAATACCAACACTGACAGCTAATATTGACATCAGTAATCTAGGACTATCCCAAACAGAAATAGATAACTTCCTTGTAGACATGGACAATTCAGGCAGTACAAATTGTCCGATAAATGTTTCAGGTAATTCAGTACCATCTCAGACAGGACTAGATGCAATAGCAAGTCTAGAGGGTAAAGGTTGTACTATAACATACGACACACCATAGGAGATATAATGACAATACAGCAGAAGACAATAAACATAGCTTCAGGAGCATTATTCAGACTTGTCCATGACGGAACTAAAGTTATATCGCTGATAGAGGGTACAGATAAGGACAAAACAACATCAGAAAATACAATAGTAGAGTTTTTAACAGAACAGGAAGCTCTTGATTTTATACAGTCTAAAGGTCTTGAATATGAAACTCCTGAATAAACTGTATGCATACAGGTGGATCTTAGCAAGTATTGCGATATTTACCGTGTCTGCAAGTATATCCATGATGATTATTTTTTGCCATTAAAAGGAGGTATTATGGACTTTTTAACACCAGGATTAATAAGCACAATAGCAACGGCGGTTATAGGTATTGCAGGAGCTATTTTCGGTTCAAAGTATAACGATATGAAGAAGGTTTTAAAAGTTATAGTTCAGGCCGCTGAAGATGGAAAAGTAACAGCCGAAGAAGTGCAGAACATAGCACTATTAATAAAAAAAATAAAGGAGTAGTATATGGCTACAATTACAGAGACACTTTTGACAGGCACGGGCGACAGAACAGCAACAAAAACAACTCTTGCTGCTTCTGATACTTTTACGTATAGACCAGGTACAGGGTAAGTTCTTGTGCTTGAAAATGATACAGGGGCATCAGTTACACCAAATATAGTTGGCGACGGTGCAACAACAGTTCCTGTATCAGGATATGGCACAGTGGACGTTTCAGGTGGTTATAATACAGAATCAATCGCAGACGGTGCAACAGCCCTTATCCCGCTTGATTCAATCCGTAAATACCTAACAGGTACAATAACTATGACGGGCGCAGATGGTGCGGTTGCAATGCTAACAGGTTATTAACCTTAAAGCCCGGTTAAATCCGGGCATAATTAAATTGACCAAAAAAGACAGATATGTTTTTTTTACAAAAATGTAATAAAAGGGCTTGAAATGGCTATAGTTGTGGGTGAAAATTCTTATGTTACAGAGCAAGAGCTGCTTGATTATGCGGCTGCACGTGAAATAACTGTTTCCGGAACTCCTGAGGTATTGCTTATTAAAGCGATGGACTGGCTTGAGTTAAGATCATACAAGGGTACAAAGACAGAAGAAACGCAAGACCTTGAGTTCCCAAGAAACGGTGATACAGAAGTTCCAAAAGCTATTAAAACAGCTCAGGTTATTACAGCGATACTAATAGATCAAGGAGAGGATTTTTGGGGGGTTGTTGAACCTGCTATTAAATCAGAACGTATTGAAGGAGCTATTGACATTGAATATCAGGAGGGTGGCGCAAGTTCAAACCGATATCCTCAGCTTGATAATCTGCTATCACCTTACCTTGTTAATACAGGAATGAATATAAGGTTGGTGCGGTAATGGACTATACAGGTACAGCATATAGAATTAAGAAATATATCCATAAAAACGGCAAGACTTTGACCCTTAAAACTGGAACGGTTACAGGCGGCGATGAATGGAATCCGACAACCACAACTGAGACGAAAAGCATTATCGGAATACAGTCAGCTTTCCAAAAAGGGGAGGTCGATGGATCAATAATTCAAAGCAACGACAAAAAGTATATTGTCTCCAATGAATATGAAATAAGCACAACCGATAAGCTTATTGATGGCACAACCGAGTTTTCAATAATCAATGCTGATCCGGTCGCACCTGGTGGAACAACAATCTTATATATAGTTCAGGCGAGGGCATAATGGAGTCTTTTAGTAAGCAGATGAATGACATTATTAAAAAGACCAAAAACAACACAAGAAAAGCAGTTGCTGCTGGTTGTCTTGATATAACAAAAGAGATTATACAACGGACTCCGGTTGACACAGGTAGACTTAAAGGAAATTGGATCCCTGATATAAACAATATTCCTGACTATAGCCTTGATACTTACGATAAGTCAGGGAATAAAGCTATATCAAAGGCTAGTAGCGAAACAAACAAAATACAGATAGGCGATATATATTTTCTTATCAATAACCTTGTTTATGCCCCAGTAGCTGAATACGGGCTTTATCCAATACCGGGGGGAGAAAAAACTATAAACGGATATAGTACGCAAGCACCAGCAGGAATGGTAAGAACAACCGTTGAAGAAGCAGATTATCTTATTCAAAAAGCAGTCAAAATACATGGTGATACATGATTTCTATTAAAAACATAACAATAGGTATATTTAGTTATTTAGCTAACTATAGCGCAAGCTTGCCAGACCTGTATTGGCCGAATGTAAACAAAGAGTTACCTCAATATGAATATATCAAGGTTGATATTTTACCCGGCAATACGCAGTCTTTAGGCGTTAAATCGTTAGATCGTACACCAGGAATAATTCAGCTTATGGTTAATGTTGCAGAGGGCGTGGGATCAGTAAGACCGCTTGAAATAGCCGATCAACTTCTTGGATATTTCCCAAGAGGTACGGAGATAAACGAGTCAGGAACAAGAATAAGGATTGACAAAGCCGGATATACGGCTCCGGCAATGCAGAATGGGACATGGTACAGCGTGGCCGTATCAATCCCTTTTTATGTACTTAAATAAATAATAATTAGGAGGCTATATGCCAGCAGCTACAGAAGCCTTTACAACCGCAGGAAGTACAATAGCAGTTGTGAATGAAGTGCCAATAACTTTTGATGATATAGGTTTTGAAGCTTTAACCTATACTGATGTAGGAGAGATTACGAACTTAGGAGAGTTCGGAAAAGAGTATACGCTTGTAACTCATAACCCTATTGCAGACAGGCGGACAAGAAAAAGAAAAGGCTCTTTTAATGAGGGTGCAGTTTCCCTTGAAATGGCAAGGCTTGTAAGCGATGCAGGACAGACAATTCTGAATAATGGTGTTGATCTTGACGACTCACATTCATTTAAAATTACTTTGCAGGATGGAACAGCTCTTTATTTTACAGCTCAGATAATGTCTTTTATGACCAACCTTGGAGATGTTGATTCAATAACATCCGCAAGCTGCACAGTGGAAATTGATTCAGCCATTGTTGAGGTAGCACCAGTTTAAACATAAAGCCCTTTAACCGGGGCTTTTAACATTACTTTAAAATACAGAAAAGAGGTTTTATGGATTTATCAAATTTAAAAACAGTTGATGAAAATACACTTACACTTAAACATCCGGTAACTGGCGAAGATCTTACAGCAGACAACGGCGAACTTATGCAAGTAGTTGTTTACGGTGTTGACTCAGACCATTACAGAAAAGTGTTTGCTGATATTGCAAGGGAACTGGGCAAAAATAAAAAGAAACAAAATGATCCGGAGCTTTATGATAGGGCAACAACTAAGCAGCTTGCAGGGGTAACAAAAGATATTAAAAACGTATTTGAAAACAATGAGGAAGTCAAAGACGCTATGTATCTTTATAAAACTTATCCGTGGATCAAAGAACAGGTAGCAGAGTTCGTGGAGGATAGAGAGAATTTTTTGCCGAAGTAAAAAAACAGCTTGATATTTACATTGACCAACTGTCATGGCTTTACACCGTGCCAGACAAAGAAGAGACAAGCAGGCTTGAAAAGATAAAGAAAAATGAGGATGTAGACCTTGATAATATATTGCCTGATGTTGATTGTTACGAATATTTGCTTAACTGGCTTTCAGAAGCTGGTTTTTCAATGTCAGGCGGTATGGGAGAAGTTCCTTTAAGCTTTCAAGAAATATGGGCGTTCGGCTTCAAGTACGACATAACAAAGTTTGAAATGGATATGATAAGAAGCTTGTCTGAAAGATTTGTTGCAGGAAAGCAGAAGTATAAAAACCAATTTTATCCGCAACCATACAGGCGAGAAATAACAGAAGATGAAAGAAAACAGGTTGCAGACAAGATAAAATCAATCTTTGACCGCAGAATGAAAAAGGCTTAAATATGGCTGATATTGCAAGAATTGGGATAGAAATTGATACCCGATCTATGGAACAGGGTATGAAAAAGCTTGGTTTGCTTGGCGGTGAATCTAAGAAAACAGAAAAAGCAACAGACAGGTTAAGTAAATCTTTTAAAAGGATGGTATCATCAGCAAAGCGAGCTGGTACAGGTGCAATGAAACTCGGCAAAAAGATTACATCCCTTGCTAAAAATATGTTTTCTTTAAAGGGGCTCATACTTACCATAGGTATTGGTTATCTTGCAAAACAGTTCATAGATGCGGCGGCTTCAGCTGAAAGATTAAGGATAAGGCTTGATGCCTTTACAAAAGATCAAGGAGCTGAGTATTTTGATAAGCTTAATAAATGGGCGGCATTACTTCCGGTTAATACTGAAGAAGCTATAGACGCTTTTACAAAATTACAGGCATACGGTATTAAGCCGACAACTGACCTAATGACAACACTTGTTGATACAGTAACAGCCTTAGGCGGTCAGTCTGACAGCTTAACAGGTATTGCAAGGGCGTTAGGTCAGATACAAACAAAAGGTCGAGTTTCGGCAGAAGAAATAAACCAGTTAGCTGAGCAAGGCGTTAATGCAAGGAAATATTTATCTGAAGCTTTTAATTTATTACCATCTGCTTTTAACGAGCTTGACAAAGCTATCAAAGAAACAGGGGCAACTACACAAGATGCCATTGATGCAATCTTTTCGGGTATGAATAAAGAGTTCGGTGGTATGGCTGAAAGGATTAAAAACAGTTGGCAAGGCTTAATGAACCGCCTTATACATCAGTGGTTCAATTTTAGACGTATTACAATGGAGTCCGGCTTATTTCAGTTTATGAAAAGCCAGCTCCAAGAGTTTTTAGAGTTTGTAGAGTCTCCGGCCGGAACAAAAGCCATGAAAGAATGGGCTAAAAAAATTTCAGGGTATGTTTTTGATGCAACAGAATTCATGATTAAATCTTTTAAAGGAGTTATAATAGTTGTAAGTGGAATTGTTGAAGAAGTTACAAAAATGTTTAAAAAGATTAAAATGATGCCTTTTATAGGTGATGATAAATATAAGGAGTATTTAAAAGCGAAGGAACGATTAAGGGGTACAACAAAAGAATTTGGTAGGGATTATACTGCTTTAGGTACGGCCTTTGTCGAGCTGTCTGAAAATGTTTCACGCACAGGTAAACGAGTTATAGATCTTAGGTCTAAAATGTTGGATCTTAAAACGGTAATGGATTTTGAAAAAGCGAATCCATTGTTTAAAGAGTCTGAAAAACAAGCAAATTCACTTCGTGATACTTTATTAAGTGTCCTTGAAGATGCTTTGAAGGCTTCACAAACAGCAAGGCAAGCTTTTAAAGGTGGGATAACATCAGGAGAAATAATAGGAGGCGGGTCAG